TTTTGCTTTATTCTTAAAAAGTGTAGTATCATAAACAGGTTTATCTGTTACTGTATAATCTTCTCCAATAATAGCTGTTTCTACATTGCCTAGTTCATCTAGTTTAGTCAAGTGTCCTACCCGGCGCTGAGATTTCCAATACACTGTAGTAACACGAAGTAAATGTGCTACTCCAACATCAAAGTAATCTTCACCCTCAGAAAGAATCCAGTTTACAATATCTCCACCATTATTACCTGAGTTATCATAAACAGATGTAAATTGCCGGTATGCTAAACTTGGCATGTTAGTATTCCACTCATGCGATTTAGTAGAATCGTAGTATGTACCATCATTTTGATAACCTTGAATAGCATAACCTGCAGAACGCACAGGGTAAATAGCTTCTAATGATTTAACTTCATCTTCTGTCATTAAGTAACCATACTTATCAATCACATCAGATACTGACATCATATCTGTTTTACCAACCCAGTTTCCCTGGGAGATATATCTTACATCTGGTGATTTATGATAAAAAGTTAGTACAGGATTCCAAAGTTCTACCTCATAATCATCTTCCATCATGTGAAAATGCCAGAACTCTCTATCTGTAATTAACATATCGCGAAAACCGCGTTCTTCTAACTCTTCGATTTTAAAACGTTCCATGTCATGTTGCATAAGGTGGGTAGCCCACTGCTCTGCTTGTGACTTATAGTTAGTTCTAAAGTAATCTTCAATCTCAGGTAAACTCTTTAGCTTTTCTGGCGAAAGTTCTTGTTGACCCTCCTCTGATTCTGGAGAAATACCCATCTCCATCATCTTCTCTGTAATTTTCTTTTGAGCATCTGAAATCAAAACTTCTTCAACCATAGACTTCTTTTGTTCAAGAAGCTCATTGTATGAATACTCATCAATTGCTTTAAAAGAGATTTTAGTATTTCTTTTAGCAAACTCAGATACAAGAACGTTAATTACATTTGGGATAATAGGATAGAACTTAAGTTCTAGTGCACTATGGTCTTCTTGAGTAAGAGTTTCAACAAGATCTGACATCTCATTGTTTTCACTAACAATATAGTCTGTCTTATCAATGATACCTTTTGCTAGTTTGTAGTTCTTCATGAGGCGCCGAGCATTACGGCGCAGCTGCTTTAATCCATTCCACTCTAACCAGTCAACATTCCAGGCTGCCCACTCATCAGTTTTTTCTTTGTCAGGTATAAACTGCAATGGCTGGGTTACGCTACCCAGCCTATTGTAATCAGCTTTTGCTCCATTCTTGAGCTGTAATGCGTTATATATTTGCATCTTATTTCATATTTTTAAATGGGCTTCTCCTCATACCAGCTGGTAATACAGACTTACCCATGTGTCTAAACGGACTATTATTAAATTTAGTCATTTTATCTGATTTTACCAATTTAGAGTCATCAGTAATTGTACGTCTTGCATAACCCCTGTTTGTTTGCTGGATTTTAGCAAATGCAACTAATGCAGCAAATGCAACTAATCTGTCCACGTTAAGCCTATCATGATAAGCCTGCATTTCACGCAAAAGCATAATATCAGGTATACGCTCTACGCCAAACTTTGTGCTAACTATAGAGCCATCTTCAGCAATATCTTGATCTAAGATCTCTTGAAGATACTCAATAGCATATGACAATAAATGACTCTTAAATAATGTACCTGTGTTTTTCCAACCATAGTCTGCATACACTGCCCGGTTTGATGATATCTCCTTTAAAAACAGAATTTGATCTTTTGGTACTAGGTATTTTTGTTTACGCTTTAACATCATGTATTGTATAAACAAGCTAACGTTGTTTTCTACTAGTGTCCACGCGTTGTAATATTCAATAATATTCTCTAGTCTTTCATGTGTTTGTTTAATATCATCAAAGCGACCACACCAAGATGCTACTATTTTGTCACCTTCAATATAACTTGTAATGTTTGAACCCTCAACTTTTGTAACTTCCGTAGGAGCTTTATATACAAAAATTGAGCAGAGCGAGTCAGACGTAGTAGTCTTTCCCTCTCCCACAGGGTCAATTGATGCATAGTACATACCAAAAGGCGGGCTTTTAACAGGGCGCTCATAAATAATGACAACGCTTTCTTTGTTATTTGAGTTCTTAGCAATAGGAAATTCATTAATAGGTAATTTACGGGTTTCTTTTATTGTGATAATGTCGTGCTCATCGCGCACGAGATCCACAAACTCCATTGGGTATTCTTTATCTTGAATACGTTTGATCTGGGCATTAACCAGATGTTGTGGAAACTTTGATTCTTTTCTGAATGCAAAAGCCTCTTCTATATTTCTAGGATGCTGAGAAATACGCAACTGATATTTGTCTGCAGGTAACTCTTTTCTCCAGATGTTAAACTGCTCGTCTAATGCAGTTAAAGCTTCTTCTACTTTAGAATTACCAAACGCATCAATGAATGGTGGCATTGACCATTGTTCTGGTATGAATAATCCTGATCTACCAAGAGTACCGTCTTTATCAATAAGTGTAGTTTCTACAGCATAAATGTCATTTATATCTGGTTTAAGAATCATCTCTTTTAGTGGCTCACACTGGTCAAGATCACCAACAGATCCCGCTGCTATAAACATACCACTAGTAATAAACCCAGATTTCATTGCAGGGCGTATATACTCAAAGGTGTCATTCATCTTTGGTGCAACACCTGCTTCTTCATGGAAGAAGTATTTACAGGGGCCACCAACACCAGTTGTTGGATCTTTCTCAAATGACATACCTTGAATAGTACCTTTAAGACCAACCTCGGTTTTACGATTACCCTTTTTAACCTCAATCTTTTGCTGCCACATTAATGTTTTATCTGGGCTAAATGGTCTATACCAAGCTGTATGCTCATTTAAAAAAGCAGCATACTCGTCTAGCATTTTCCAGGTGCCTTTCTCATTAATGTAATCTTTAAGACTAGCACCTATTTTTAAGGTGACACCTTCTTCATACCATATTTGATTTATAAATTTAGCGGAGTGAAAATATGAACTAGCTATCTGGCGCTTTTTTAATATTGCTGAATGCTTATAGTGTAACTCAGCCAGTAACTCATATAATGCCATATGATACTGAGCATCTCTAATTTTAGCAAAACCAAAGGTGTTTTCTTCTTTATCATAAATAGGTAAGAAGTTTAACCACATATAGTAATCACGGCATATATACCATGTTTTATCACCAGAGATAATTATTGTTCCATTTCTATTCTTGTTTTTTTGATCATCCCAGTATGTAACAAAGTCTTTACTCTTTGTAGGGGACGCACAGTAGTAGTTTTGTTTATTGAATATTGTAGCCTGCTCATTAAATATGGCAGTGTCTTCGTTAAACTGATACTTTCCAGGCTCCTTAAAAAGAGGCAACAGAAACTCTTTAAACTGTTCCCTGCTACCAAACTCTGTTACTTCCCATGTGCCATTGCGCCAGGTTGGTATTCTTTCATAAAACTTTAAGCCGCTTCTACTGATCATATGCTAGTGATTGTCCCCCGCGAACTGAAGATTGTTGTTCATCTTTAAGGTCACGAAATGCGCCTTTAAAGCTTTCACGAATCTGTTGATATTTTGCAGCAGCATTTACGAGAGAGTTAATATTACCATCGCGACCATGCTCGATTGGTGTATTCTCCATATAGTCTGCTAACCGGTCAAGCATTGTTTTGATTCCCCTGTACGCGCGTGAGGTTGGTGTTTCGTACAGCTTTTTTAAAACATCAACAACATTAATAATCACCTCATCTTCAGTTGAAAACTCAGCTTCAAGTTCATTAAGAATAAGTTCTTCACGATCAATATCTGGTACATCAAAGAATGGATTAAGGTCAGGATTCATACATGTCATGTAAAAGGCATACTGATAGATCTTAAGATAGTTTTCTGGATATTCATCCATAATTGCTTTAAGACTACGCATTGTATAACAGTGTTCTGTAGGAACAACTGCACCATTTTGGATATCAAATATTCTAACCATTTTCTCTGTCTTTTATATTGTAATAATAACTATTTGAATTGTCAGATACCCACCTATCAGATCTAGTTTCAACAGAATCTAACTCTGTGTCTACTTGTAACTCTGAAGGTTGTATTGGAAAATCATTAGTTATCCAATTAGAATCTCTCCAAAATATTCTATTGTTTGGCTGACACAAAAGATAGCCCTCATCAGCAATTAATATATGCCCACACTTATAATCACTTGGTTCATCTGAATATGAATTTCTATACCAGTCAACCGTCATAAGATATGTTGCCCATATTTTACTACCGTCTTTTAGTACTACCTCACAACGTTTTTCATAAAGGTAGTCGTAAGTAATAACACTTACATTCTCAGAAAAACAATCCCATAATTGTTTGAAATCAAAGGGTATGTCATTTTCAGGAATTTCAATGAAAATTTCAGATATAGGTACTCTTGATCGTAACATACCATAATCTGTCATCACATGAAAAGTTAGTATTTTTCCAGCTACTGATTGTATGGCAAAAGCATATGCCTTGTGATAAGTATCATCATCTTTTTCATTTTTGGTAAAATGCGATGCTCTTACATAGCATTTGAACAATTCTATGTTTTCATTTAAAATAGCCATTTATCCTAGGAATTTAATGATGTCAATAACCTCTCTCTTTAAATAGGGTACATTGATAACATTTACACGTTTAACAATAAAGTCTCCACGCTCATCTTGATGATAAATTGGGTTACCATACTTATCCTCAGCTTTTTGTTCAAACTCAATATGGTGAATCTGCATGTTACCGGGTTTATATCTCGAATTATGCTTCAAGATAATATACATGTAAATACTTAGCTGTAATGCATAATGATTAAAGTTACAATCATCTAGATGACCCAAAGGTTTCTGCATCTTCTTGGTTACACCATCCCAGGTTTTAAAACCCTCGCGTTTAATCTCCTTGTTTGTCTTATAGTCGATGATGTTAACCTTTGAGTTAACTACCTCAATTCTATCAGCCTGGCCGCATATACCTGCTGATTTAAGATAAACAAAGTGCTCTGGATAAATACCCTCAACAAGATTTTGATCGGGTGAATGCTTGATACCATCAAACTCAATAGGCTTGACAATCTGTAGTTGTCTACCCTCTAGTGTAATGTTGTCACATGCATATAGGTCAGTCTCTCTTTGTTGGTGGTAGAAGGTGCCCATGGACATCGCGCGCTCAGACTCTGATTTCCAAATATTTTGAATCTCAGCTGGCGCCATACCATACCACTTAGACCTCTTGTTTTGAGAAGAATTCTTTGATTGAGCCACAGGATCAAATGGCTCTTTGAACTTGCTAATAACTGATGTTACACTAGTCCACTGAATGTTTTCGTTTTCATTAGTCGAAAGGTAGGTGTGTGTCTCCGGGATAAATTTGACTGCCATGATTAAGATTAATTGAGTTGTTGTTTGAGTTGAAATAATCCACATATATTGGTGGTAAACCATTTAACTCGCTGATTATACGAGTGCCTTTGCATGTGGGGCAAATAGCATCTGATGAAACAGGGTTTGAAAATAAACCTGTACCGTTACAAATAGGACATTTTTGATAAGACATTAGTATTCTAGATTAAGATCGTTTTTAACTTGTTCTTCTGTTTCTTCATCTGTCAGTGCATCCCAGCGATTATCATCGCAGGCACTAGACAAAGAACGCGTTTTCCATTTAAGATTACAACCACATAACCCACAACAAGGTTGCGTGCCGGGCATTAAACAAGATGCCCCAGCATTATCAATGTGTGGACACTTGTTACAAATAGCCATGCGTACATCAGCTACTTGCTCAATAGATTCTTTGGTAATAATAGAGTTCTTAATACCCTCAAGAATCTTTTTTTTGTTCTTCCAAATCTTTAATATATCTGTTTTTTTCATCGTAAAAAGCTTTCATGCGTTGTTTATCTTCTATAACCTGCTGTAGAGCACGCTCAAGATTTACTAGTTCTTCTTCACAAATTTTTACAAGCCTGTAGTTTTGCATGGTATCACGTCGGGAATGCTCAATGATGTTCTTATGAGTATCTATCTTCTTCCTTACAGCGTTTTCTTTTAAGTTAAACTTACCAAGACCTTCTACAATAATTTGTTTGTACTTAAGACCAGTCAGAGCTTGACGCAACTCTTTATAGTAAAAGTCTACTATTCGTGTAAGATCTGCTTCAGATATACCCATATCATCAGCAATCTCAGGAATAAATGACTTAAACTTATGAGGGGTCATGAGATAACATTTTGATGTCTAAAAACACAGGATGTTGTATGACAACCTTTATTTCAGGATTTACGTAAATAGTCCTAGACTTCTTACGCTTAAGAACTAGATTCTTTGTCTGCAGTTTTACCACAAGGTTTCTTACAGATTGGGGGTTTGAGAGAATCTCGTGATTGACAACGTGGTCACAAAACGGGATCAACTCAAACTCCCCCAAAACTGCAAGATGTGATAAACAATCAATTTCAGTCTCAGTAATTTTTACACTATTAACTAAGCAATGGTGCCAGAACTGATACTTAATGATGTCAGCAACACTTAATCTAGTTCTTTTTTGAACTTGATTAACTATGGCCATCTTATGCTTTTTTTAGTTTACGAGATGCAGGATCTCCAGCAGAATCTGGTAAAGGTTCTTCTTCAGGATCTGGCGCCATATATTGGGCTACCTTAACCTGAATCATAAACCTGTTAGCACGCGTTTCTTCAATCTTAGTAAGCAACTCTTCATACTCTAGTTGCTTTTTTAAGAAGGGAACAGTTTCCTTGTAATGAGCATTTAACGCCTCACGCCGATAAACTAGTTCTTCTGGACTTAGTTGTTCTTGTTGGTTTTCCATATTGATAAAGTTTACACAAATATACAAAAAATATTTAAAGTGTACAAAAAAAGAAACCCCGCAGTGACCAGCTGCGGGGAATCATCTAACCAAAAAACACTTATTAAGATGCAGCAAATATAACAATTAAAATAACAAGTAGACCACCAATCACACTTCCTATTACAGTTCTTTTCTTAATTTTTCTTTCTAGCTTGTTAATATTATTGTCCTTTACAGTAATGATTTCAGTATAAACACTGTCCTTATTAGATACTAAAGAATCTTTTGTAATTATAGATCTTTGTAAGTCCTTGTTAATCAGGATTAATTCCTGACAATCTGTAGCAACTCTTTCTAAACTATCTAGCTGAATAGCAGCAAAGTCATACTTTACATGAAGCAGGTTAAGGTTCTTAACCTGAGCTCGGGAAATAGCTACAACCGTATCACTTTCTAGAACTATAATCCTGGGATATCCAACTTGCGAAAAACACAAATGAGGCAGAATCGCTAAGATGACTAACATAATTAACTTTTTCATCACGCTGTTTTTTGATTTGTTTGACGTTTACCAGTGTAGTATTAACCTGGTTTGAGATTTTATCAGCTTGCACATTTAAAGTTTTAATCTCTGTATTTACTGAATCAATCTTCTTACCAAGAGAATAGAGCTCTAATTCAAATTTAGTAGTTGAGTCAAGAGGCTCATCAACAGTAAAGTATTTATCAAGCATAAAAAATATAATCATCCCAATACCAAACAGTGATACGTAGCGCACAATTCTATCAAATAGTTCTAGGCTCATAAACTACTAATTAGGTATTAAAATTATTCAACATTGCGTTGGTCACGAAAATCAACAAGTGTTTTGATTGTTTTTTTAATCTTACTGACAAACTCAAATAACCTATCTGTTATACCTTTTCCCGTAGTCCATTTAATTTTCTCATCAACAGATGTGTACTCTATCCATATTAAAAAGAGCGCGGTGAATAGTGTTGAAAGATACTCTTGTGGAAAATAATGCAGTACAAACTTGTTAAGAATCCATACATCTAAAAGATATATAAACACTAGACCTCCGCCATAGGTAATCATCTTTAGAGTAAAACCTTCTCTCGTTTTTTTACTTGTTACCTCTTTACCTTCTTTTTTCGCATACCACCGGCCAACAAAGGTGTCAGCAAGCACAGCAAAAAACACTAGCACTAACAAAGGCGCCAGGGGCATAAAAAATGTGATCAGTGTCGAAATATATGCTAGTATTGTGCCTTTATATGAAATCTTTTCCATTGTTTTATCTTATTATATAATATACAATTTTTTTGCGGGTATTACAAGAATGCTGCTAATTGAGCACCTGTACTTTGTACTGTAGATGCATCTTTTAATCTTTCCCCTATGCTGTTAGGTGTAGTAATACTTGCTAGTGGTACATTCCAGATGTCTGTAGCATTTAAGTAACCAGTACCTACAGTATTATCTACTGGTACACCAACACTCACAGCAGCAGCAGGAGGCACAGCACAAGTACCTGTTAAGTTGTTTGTCGGGCCGTAAACAATACCTGTTCTTACATTGGTGGTGGCTGGATGGCCAGTTGCAACACCGGGGGTGTATAGCGTGTTTATAGTTAGGTCTAACTTTCTAAACTCATATTGTGTTGTTGATTCTACAAAAAAGAATGGCGCTCCAAGTACTGCCGCAAAACCATTTGATGCATTTTGAATATTACCATACATTCTTACAGCTACCCCGCCATTCCAAATAGCAGGTGCGTTGTTGCCTCCAATGAGATTACCAAAGATAGTTAAAGACAACCCTCCGCTAAGAACACCAGCGTTGTATAGACCACCTGTGTTGCCAAATCCACCACTTACCAATCCAGTAATCGTAACATTGTCACCAGTTGTTTGAAGAATACCGTAGTTATATATACCACTCGGCCCGCCAGTTACATTTCCTACAACATTTATAATAGCATTTGTATTAGACCTCACTCCAATTGGGGATGCCTGTGATCCGTAGTTAGAAGCATTTAATCCTCCAACGATGTTTCCTGTTAAGTTTAATGTTGACCCAATAGCAAGCCTAATACCTGTTGGCAAACTAACATTGCCTAATATTGATGCTTGAATATCACCAACATAGTTTAAGGTTGCATTTCCTGTACAGTTTATCCCATTAGAACTAGTTTGCGCAAGCGTTCCAGGCATATTACCTGTAATATTTACAACACTTGGAGATGTTGCCGAAATGGTTATTAATGTACCTGTGCTATGGAACAAATTAGCGTTAACGGTTCTTGATGCTGGGATTGTTGCTGTTCCACCACTAAGGTATCCATTACTTAACGAGGTACTTTCGGTCATGCTTAATCCATTCAAAATTATTTGAAACCCACCTTGTGTAGCTGTAACATTTATCCTATAGTATGTATATGAAGATGGGTTAGAAATGTTTGGACTATTATATGCAGCAGCATTTGTTGCTGTAACAACAGTATGAAGCGTAACCCATGTTACACCATCATTACTTCCTTGGAATGTCCAATCTCTAGGTCTGTAGCTAGTACCTTGTTGATTACTATACCAAGCATATCTTTGGATACTTTTTGCTGAATTAAATTGAAATCCTACTTGACCAACATTGGGTGCTGTACTTATCCAGCCATCAGTTGTAGGCAAAAATGTAGTTATCCCTTTTCTAAATGGTTTCCAAGCATCAAGATTTGGGCCTAAAGCAGCAAATGCTTGCCCTACACCTACAGGACTTGTGTTAGAAGTCATGTCAGGTATTGGGTCTAATGGGACACCAATAGGGGTTATTGAGTTGGAAATAAAACTTGTAGTTACATCCTGATTGATGGTAATATTGTAGTTGTTTAAATAAACCTCATCACCTGTAGTAGGAATGGTTAATCCATCATCCCAAGTTAAAGGGTCACTCCAGTTACCTGCCTGTTTTGCAAATCTAATAGCCATAACTTAGAGACCTTTAGCGTTAATGTACTCTTGAATAGCTTCGGTAATCTTGGCAAATGCCGTTAATGCATCAGCATCACCTGAAGTAGTTACATCACCATATACAACAGGAACGTCATATTGTGATGGGTCTTCAGGTCTAATTACATTCCCATTTTCATCGTGGGTGTAATACTGCAATCTAATGGCTACAGTTTGACCAATTTCTTCTTCTCTGAATAGAGGCATTGATGATAGAGATGCCGCCACCTTATCATAGGTAACTCCATCTACTGTAATAGGTTTGTTTGTGTTCATAGTTTTTATGTATAAGGTACTATATATCTGTTAGTCCACGCCACATTATTGGCGGTGAGTGTTGTAGTGCTCCCGTTATTATTTACTTGGATTCTGTCTATATGCCAAAAGGGATCCGTTTGGGGTACACCTATTGGTGCCACCCCGCAATAACTATAGGGACTAACCCAGTCACTTTCTGTTTGTAAGAGAACCTGCCCCGGGGAATAAGTTGCAGTGAGTCTGTTAGTCCATGCTGTATTAAAAGCAGACGATAATATTACATCTCCTGTGTTTGTTATTTCTAGCCTATCAATTTGCCATACAGGATCTGTATCTAGTGCTCCCGTGGGCGCGGTGCCACAATAAGAATAAGGTGCAACCCAGTCATGTCTGTATTCACCAACTACAGGAATACCTCCACCGCCACCAGATACAACTTTGTAAGTACCATCATCAGCCAAATACATATTTCCACCACCACCTTTTGTGATGATTTCTAACACATCCCAGTTAAAATGAACGTGCTCTTTTACTCTATTGGCCCAGGTTTGTTTCACAATCTTACATACTCTGTACCAGGAACAAAATCTTTAGCATTATAGCGACGAAGTAACTCTGTATTAGATAAAGCAAAGGTTTTTTCAAAGTGAGGTCTATCTATAAACTTCCAATCACCACCCCATACCCAACCATGGGCTTTAAAAATCTTTACTACCTCCATCCAGTCACTTACTTTATCGCCGTCAAAGTCTTTCTTATAGTCCCATGATGCGTGTTTCCTATCAACAATAAGACATATATCTAAAGCTAGGCCATAGTTATGATAAGATTGGCCACCTTTAGCATTGGTTACCTTACCTATACGATTACCAAAACTATCAAACAAAACAGTTCTACCTTTAGCATAGAGATCATCTTGCTCCTTGAACGTGCGTAGAGTATAAGCAAAGCGACATGTAGCGCGACCAGATAGCGCTGGCACTATCTTATCAATGTATATTGAGCGTACCTCATCTCTAAGTTGAGGATGTAAATGCTCGATTCTTCCTAGTGTTACTGGATCCATTTGTTTGGTTTTAAGGATTGTTTTCTTCTATTGGTGTAACCGGTGGTACCCAGGTAATTGTAGGCAAATCCTTTACCCACATAAATTCTTCGTTAGTGGTTTGATCAACCTCTTCTGTTGAAATTACCCAATTAGCTGGTGTATTACCATCTTGAATTGGGTTAAAGAATGAATCTGTGGTATATTTTTGACCCACAAGACTTTCTTTTTCTGCTTCTGTTAAGACATAAACTATCATCGCCCAACTCCGGTATTAAATGCGTCTATAATTTGTTTTAATAGCAAAGCTCTTGCTGTACTACCCACATTATTCATTACAACTTCAAAGTTTCTTCTCCTGTTAGAATAGTTTGCAGGAGAACCATTTGAGTTAATAGCTCCTGAAATCAAATCTCTATCTGGTCTACCAGAACTACCTGCTGCAAAAGCTGTTAATGTAGCATCTCTTTGAAAATATGGTTGACCTGTTATTTGAATAGATCCCCAAAATCCTATAGCGTTTGTTGCAGGGGCTGCAACAACACTAAATTGATTGCTTGTTAATGCTCTAGAATACCTTGTACCAAAAAAGTTAGATGCTATCAAGAAACCTGTAAAGTTGGTAAAGGTTTGACAACCAATATCCATACCCACGTCTGTATTTTCTACAACATTACAAAATACACCACCATTAGTATTAGAAGTCATATTGATTGATGGGGTAAAATTGTTACTCATGTAAGCATTTACACCATTAGGTTTTGATCCAGCATTTAAATGTGTCCAGCCACCAAAAAAAGTTCCGTAAAAATCAGTAGTATTTGTTGTTGGAAGAATAGCATTATAAGCATTAGTTGCGGCTAATCCACCAAAATAAGGTCTAACAATCTTTAAATCAGAGTACATGTTGTCTGTACTATTTACAGGACCTGTACCTTTTAAATTCAAAAATAACTCATTGATTGCTGATTTTTCACCAGCAGTTGGTGTATATCCACTTGTTGTCAAGGCTGTAATATATGCCTGAGCATCAGGATCTATTGATCCACCAGATACTGGCGGCTCAATACCCCTTACATTGGATCCAAGATACTTGCTTATGTTAATGCTATTGCCCATTAGTAGGTATAGGTAATAATAAAGGTTGTACCAGTGGCGTTGTATGCAAAATGACTAGCTGGATATTTAGAGGCGGTGCCCGCATCAAAGTTCAAAGTTACACCGGCAGCTATACTAACATTACCACCACCGTTTACATTTACAGTGCCCGCCGCAGCGCCAGCATTATAAATAGAAACAGACTTAGTTGCCACAGCTATAGTACCCGCTCCAGTAGATGACAATAAAGCCCCAGTAGAACTACCTGTATTACCAACAAATGTAGAAAGTGAAGTAAATAAAGCTTGCAACCCCTCAAGTACCTTGAGCTGGTAGGGCATATTACTACCCTTTTGACCATATGTTTTTATATTACCTATAGACATGATTAATATGTTTTAGTTAAAGTTACAATTTCAGTGTAAATGGAGTTTAATGAATTAGCAGCATTCCATTGTGCGGTGATAGTTAATGTGTTAAGCACAGTTGTATCAAAAGTTGTGTTGTTTATGACACTAAAATCTACCCCTTCAAAAGCAGTAGAGGCATCTTTTATATACGTAAGCTGGCCCCCGCTAGCAATACTAGCCACCCCAGCGGCGCCAACGGCGCGAATAGTGAAGTCTATGTTTAGTTCAAAATGTTGATTAGTCAACCCGGGCATGTTTATGTTGCCAGTATCAACCAATACTACACTTCCAGATTTCACCCTTATACGCAGATCGTCATTGTTTTTAGAGGATAAATGGCCAATAACTGTTATATGAAAACTATCACCAACTTTAAAGGCCCCCGCGGGTACACTCAAGCTACCAACACCAGTTCCTAATATACTAGACTCAACAGTAGTATTAGTAACAGTGGGGCCATCAACAGTTTGACTAAACAATCCCCCGACGTTAGCAACATTAGAGTTTATGTAAGCAATTAAGTCCTGCACGGTAATAATAGCAGGTCTATAATCACCATCATAACGACCATTTTTAACACCAAGCATAAACAAATCACTACTCTCTAGCGTTTGCCGGAGCGAACCTATCTTGATTAAATTAAAAATGTTCAGTAAATTGTTTAACATGCTTACCTGCCTTGACCGTTATAACGCTTCTTATAATTCTTGCTACTTTTTAGTACGCTAGACTTCTTCTTAGAATGCACACCAGGTCGGCTAACATTAACCGTTACACGCTTTACACCAGAATTTTCTTTTTTCGCTGCCATGATTGATACTGATTATACCTTATAATATAATCATTATAACCTACTTCTCCAAACTAGAATCCCTCGCCAATAAAAAATCGCGGATCTCTACACAAATCTCATACTGCTCAGTATCCTCATAATACCCCAACATATCATCAATCACCTCATCAGTAATACCCTCATCGGGGTCGTGCCCTAAAAACAACAACAGATTTTTCTCATGAGCAATACTTAATAACTGCTCATAAGTAACCTTACCAAATAAAATCTTCCTGGTATTATTAAACCCTACCTCAAAGGCTACATCATCTATATTATCATCACTAACCTTAACACCACGTATTCCATCAGGAAACCCATCACCAAAATCACCCTCTAAATAAAAAGACTCTTCATCGTTTTTCATAATACTAATATACAAATTTACTGGGTACCATACAATAATACCCCCCCGGGTACCTACACATT